CAAGACGCTCATCACGACCGTGATCACGCTCTACTTCCTCTACATCCTCGGCGTCGCGCTCATCATCGGCACCGCGCAGGAGCTGGACCAGGCCGAGGAGGCGTGGGACGCCTGCGTCGACGCCATCCAGGGCGACGAGGAGCTGCGCGAGGAGCTGGTGAGCGCCAAGTACGGCAACGCGGGCAGGCGCCTGCGGCTCACCGACAACAGGCGATACATAACCAAGGCGTCCAACCGGAAGGCCGGGCGTGGCAAGAGGGCGCAGCTGGTCATAATCGACGAGCTCCGCGAGCAGACGAGCTGGGAGGCGTGGAACGCGGTCGCGTCCACCACGCTCGCCCAGTCGCAGGTGGGCATGCTCTGGTGCACGTCCAACGCGGGCGACCCCTACAGCCTCGTGCTGCGGCACGAGCGGTTCCTCGCGCACATGGCCATCGGCGACCCCGACGGCTGGTGCCGCGACGTGGGCGACTCGATGCCGCCCGCCGTGGACGACGAGGGCAACGAGGTCGAGGCCGAGCCGCCCGCCGTGTTCGAGTGGTCCGCGCGGCCAGACCGCAGCGTCTGGGACCGCGTGGGCTGGTGCGAGGCCAACCCGTCACTGGGCCACGGCTTCCTCACCGAGCGCGCGCTCGCCGCCGACATACGCAACAAGGAGGAGCGCGCCGCCCGCACCGAGAACCTCTGCCAGTTCGTGGAGGCCCTCGCCGAGCCGCCCTTCCCCGCGGGCGCGTGGGAGGCGGGCACCGACCCCGACAGCGCCGTCCCCGACGACGCGCAGGTGTGGTTCGCGGTGGACGTCTCGGAGGACCGCACGCACAGCTGCGTCGCCGCGTGCGGGCGCCGCGCCGACGGCGACTGGCACGTCGAGGTCGTGGCCTACGACCGCGGCATCGCGTGGCTCGAGTCGTGGCTGCGCGACGTGGCCGACCCGCTCGACCCCGTGCAGGTCGCGATACAGGGCAGGGGCGCGCCCGCGTCCTCCGTCGCCTCGGTGCTCGCCGCCATCGACGGCGTGCAGGTGTTCGAGGTGGCGGGCGCAGACATCGCCGGATGGACGGGCCGCTTCTGGGACGCCGTGGCCGCGCTCGACCCCGACGAGGCGAGCCGCAGCGACGCGGTGCCCGTGCGCCACCGCCCGCAGGCCGTGCTCGACATGGCGGCCGCCGTGGCCCGCACGCGCCTCATGGGCGACTCCGCGTGGGCGTTCGACCGGAAGCGCAGCCCCGTCGACATCTCGCCGCTCGTGGCCTGCGCCTACGCGCACGGGCTGGCGACGCGCGTGCCCGACCAGCCGACCAAGAAGAAGTTCGAGAGCGCCTACGCCGAGCGCGGGGTGCTCACCGTGTAAGGAGGGGCGCCATGGGCCTCATCGACAGGATACGCGCGGCCATGTCGCCGAGATACCAGGTCACCATCGTGGGGCGCGACGGCCCCGTGGTGGCGGGCATGGGCGTGGCCGAGCTGTACCGCACGCAGCCCAACCTGCGGGCGGTCGTGGGCTTCCTCGCCGACAACGCGGCATCCGTGCCGTGGAAGGTGTACGACCGCGTGGCCGACGGCGACCGCGTGCGCGTGACCGACAGCCCCGCGGCGCTGCTGCTGGCGAGGCCCAACGAGCACGCCACGGCCTACGAGTGGCGCCGCGCGATGTTCTCCGACCTCTACCTCTACGACCGCCACCTCTCCATCGTGATGCAGGACGCCCACGCGGAGAGCGGCTGGTCGATGTGGCGCGTGCCCCCCGAGTGGCTGGACGGCTACGTGGGCGGCACGCTCTGGGCGCCCGACGCCTTCGTCGTGCGCACGCCCGCGGGGCAGGCCGTCGAGGTGCCGCGCGAGCGGTGCCTGTGGATGCACGGCTACGACCCCGCCGACCCCATGCGCCAGACCAGCCCCGTGGACGCACTGCGCGACCTTTTGCTCGAGCAGGTCGAGAGCGCCCACTTCCGCCGCCAGATGTGGCAGCGCGGCGGGCGCTTCAACGCCTACCTGACGCGCCCCAAGGACGTCGAGAAGTGGACCGACGACGCCTTCGAGCGGTTCAAGCGCACGTGGAACGACAGCTGGGCGGGCCGCGACGGCACCGACTCGGGCGCCATGCCCATCCTCGAGGACGGCATGGAGATCCGCCAGGTGCAGTTCAACGCGCGCGAGGCCGAGTGGAGCGAGGCCAAGCGCCTCGGCCGCGAGGACGTCGCCGGCGTCTACCACGTCAACCCCGCCCTCATCTGGCCCGGTTCTGGGCAGACGTACGCGAGCGCCAAGGAGAACGCCCGCGCGCTCTACAACGACACCCTCGCGCCAAAGCTCATGGAGGCCACCGACAAGGCAAACGCGATGCTGCTGCCCATGGTGGGCGAGCCCGCGCGCCACTACGTCGAGTTCGACCTCGCCGTGAAGCTGCAAGGCAGCTTCGAGGAGCGCGCCGCGGTGCTGCAATCCGCCGTCGGCGGGCCGTGGATGACCCGCGACGAGGCGCGCGCCCAGTTCAACCTGCCGCACATCGACGGCGCGGACGAGCTGATAGTGCCGCTCAACGTGCTCGAGGGCGGGCTCGCGTCTCCGCGAGACACCGCGCCCGAGCCTGGGCAGCAAGGCTCGCCCGAGGGCGCCTGCCTGCACAAGTGCGGCTGCCGCGACGAGAAGTCGGAGGCCGCGGAGGTGCGCTACAAGGCGCTGCCGTCGGACGAGGACGCGCAGGCGTTCGCCGACGTGTTCAGGAGGCACTTCGAGCGCCAGTCGCGCGCGGTGCTGCCCAAGCTCCGCGCGGCCAAGGCCAAGGGCGCCGACGACGAGTGGTGGGACGTGACGAGGTGGGACAAGGAGCTGGAGCACGACCTCCTCGTGGTCGCGCGCGGCCAGTCCAACGCCTTCGCCACGCGCTGCCTGCAATTCCTGGGCGTTCCCGACGGCGAGTACGACCCCGAGCGCGCGCTCGAGTTCCTGCGCGACATGTGCCGCGTCCGCGCCGAGTGGGTGAACCAGACCACCAAGCGCGAGCTTGAGCGCGCGCTGGAGCTTGAGGCCGCAGGCGCCGAGGGCTTGATGGCCACGCCCGAGGGCGTATTCCAGAACGCCGTCGAGAACCGCCCCAAGAGCGCAGGAAACGCCATCGCCGCAGCCGTGGACGGCTGGTCGGCCATCGAGGCGGTGCGCCAGTCGGGCGTCGAGGACGTGAGGAAGCGGTGGGTGGTCACCAGCTCCAACCCGCGCAAGAGCCACGCCGAGATGAACGGCGTGCGCGTGGGCCGCGACGAGCGATTCCCCAACGGGCTCGAGTGGCCCGGCGACTGGTCCGGCGGACCCGACGAGGTGTGCGGCTGCCAATGCACCGTCGAGGTGGTGCGCAGGCTCGACTAGCAGGACATGGCCCCGAGAGGGGCCTTTTTCATGCCGATTGGAGGCAATCGATGACCAAGACCAAGAGCGTGGACGCCAAGGCCACCGTTGACGGCAACGGCCGCATCACGGGCTACGCCTCCACCTTCACGCGCGAGCCCGACTGGGCGGGCGACGTCGTCGCCAAGGGCGCGTTCGCCGACTGGCTCAACAAGGTGGAGCGGGAGGGCACGACCGTGCCGCTGCTCTACAACCACGACCAGTCGCTCGACAGCTTCATCGGGCGCGTGACGAGCATCGGCGAGGACGAGCACGGCCTGCTCTTCACCGCCGAGTTCGACGCGACCGAGAAGGCGCAGCGCGCCCGCGAGCTCGCCATGGACGGCAGGCTCGCCAAGTTCTCGTTCGCCTACATGATCCTCGACCAGGGGCCAGTGACCCTCGAGGACGGGCGCAAGGCCAACGAGCTGCGCCGCCTCGACGTGGACGAGGTTTCGCTCGTCCTCTCCCCATGCAACCCCGACACGTCCGTCGTGGACGTGAAGAGCGGCCGCCGCAACTCCAAGGCGGACGCCGACGAGCTGCGCTCCATCCGCGGGTGGGCGGAGCAGATATCCCAAGCCATCGACGGCCTTCTGGCCGACGAGGACGGCGCGGACGAGCCCGACGGCGGGCTGACGCCCGAGGCCAACGCCGAGGAGCCCGACGGGGCCAAGGCGGAGGAGCCGACGGCCGAGGATGCCGAAGAGGTCGAGCGCGCCAAGGCATACGGCAGGGCAATCCTTGCCGCCATCGAAACCCTTAACAGAATTGGAGGCTAGCATGAACAAGCTCATGCAGAACCTCGAGGACGCCAAGGGCGCCCTCAACGCCGCCATCGAGGCCGGCGAGGCCCAGTCCATCACCGACGCCACC